TTATATTTATCATCACGGGTTAAGTCGTATAGAATATCCATAAGGACCTTGCACTCTTCATGCTTCCAGGTTAAATTACATTGGCCATTTTCTACGCTTAGGCATTTATTTAAGTATGACTCTACTTTTTCTACCATCCACTTTAAAGCTTCAGTGGCTTTTGATACGTCTTCGTAAACTGTTTTTTCCGCCCGATTCATCTTATAGGCTATTTGATCAACGTATATCTTGTTCATCTTCACTTTGCGGGGTAAATGACGGGGTTGGGCCAAGCAAGAATCCCTGGTTATGATATTCAACCATCTTAGATACATCTTCTGGTCCTACCAGCTTATTTGCTATTAATGTCAAAAGGTCATATATTCTATGTAGCATAATATAGTTGACCATAGGAAGATTATCTTCTAGATTTTGTGGCTGTTCATTTTCCGTCATCTGGTCTACCCATATCTTCCCAAAACTTCTCTCGACCCATCTGGTCTGTTTCTTTTATTTGGCCACCGTCAGTTTGAATCGACGGCTGATTTAAGTTGTCCATAGTATTCCAATCCCACAGTTTTCTTGAAGCTGCACGATAAGCAGTATAGATAAATTATACCTTCATTTGTTTCGTTGCACATTAAAGGGCCCTGATCCATAGGACATTCAAGTCTAGGAACAAGGCCCTTCTCTGCAAGCAAAAGGTACTTAGACACGTACTGTATCTTCATGTACCTTCCCCTCTAATATTTGAATTCCGTTAAGAACTCTTTGTATCTTGCCCCATTCAGGGAAGACCAAGATGACCAATCTGTGCCGCCTTTAGTCATGTAGTACGTTATCTCTGCATTTATTACTGGGTCAAACAATAAAATGTTTGACTTTAGATCAAATTTTTCTTTACGATCAATGCCGAGTTCACCCAACATATTAATCTGAAAAATTCCGTAGGAACTGTCTCCAGTTTTCCTGTTACCATTGTAAGCCATAGGTCTTGAATTAGACTCTGCCTTAACAATAGCCCAAGCCTGTTTAAGGGCTTTTCCTTCAAAGCCAACAGCTGATAGGAGTTCTTTTAGTTCTCCGTCTGTAAGCATCTCAGAAGGCTTGTACACAGTAGTGCTGTACTTCTCTAAGGTTTCTTTCTTTAGTTGTACTGTTGATTTCACAGGTACTTCTACCTGCAATGCTTGACTTTCTGTTGGTCCAGGCTGGACAGTAAATAAGAATAATGTTATCATTCCTATATAAGACCAGTTGTGAGCAACATCACTCAAACGTTGTTTTATATTCTCCATTGGCATTTCCTCCTTTAGAGATAACGAACTATAATAGTAACATTACTTGGCAGTAGGTGTCAAGCTAGTCAACCAGAAAGATTATCATGGAAATATCGTATTCTACGCCTAGATCTAATCTTACGACTAAAAATGGTTATGGTCATGCTGGATTTAAATTTACAGAAGCCCTTTCAAGAATGGGTCATAGATTAACTTATCAGAACCCAAAGGCTAAATTACAAATTAATTTTTCTCAGCCATCATTATACAAAATGCATAAATATCAATATCAGATTGGATATACTCCATGGGAGTCAACAGTCGTTCCAGAATCCTGGAGAGAAAAGATAAATGCTTGTGATGAGTTCTGGACAACATCCCAATGGTGTAAGGATGTATATGAAGATAATGGATTTAAGGTCTCTAATGTTTTCCCCCACGGAATAGACGCAATTTGGTCTCCAAAAAAACGTGAAAAGACAAATGTAATAAAGTTTTTGCATGTTGGAGAGCCTTCAGCAAGAAAAGGCGGGCAGGATACAGTTAATGCCTTTATAAAAGCATTTGGCAATAATCCTAATTACACATTGACAATAAAAGCTCATAAGACCAGTACCCTAAGAGTTTATGATTCAATGGGAACCATTATTGGCGTTCCCCACGAAATGTACAGCAATATAAATCTTGACACAAGAGAATTAGAAGATGATGAGTTAGTCAAGATGTATCATGATCACGATATTATGATTTATCCTACTTACGGAGAAGGCTTTGGCTTCATCCCATTCCAAGCCTATAAAAAGTATCTAGGTCCTCTAAAGCTTAACTCTACACTTATAGATTCTCCATGGGAAGTTATGCATCCTGGAAAAATTTATTTTCCAGACAACAATCATTTAGTTAGTTTACTTGAAGAGGCAGCAATTAACTTTAAAGCATATTCTGGATACTATTATTCTCAGGCAACTGAAATACATAAAGAATATAACTGGGATCAGTTGACCAATAAAGCCTTTGAAGAAATATTGAAAAAGCTATAAAACCTCTTCCCCTTTAGATTAAAGTTTGGTAGAATTGGATTTCAACTCAAAAATCATATAACCGCAAGGCGGAGAAAAGGTGTTATTAAAAATGTCAAGAACTATTGAAAACCCGTACGAAAACTTTATCGCATTGTCTCGATATGCAAGATGGATATCTGAAGACAATCGTCGTGAGACATGGGGTGAAACAGTAGATAGATACTTTGACTTTATGCTAAATCATCTTTTCCAAAACCATGCATACGAACCAGATTCTAAACTAGTTGAAGAACTAAAGGATGCTGTTTATAACCGTAACGTTATGCCATCAATGAGATCTGTAATGACTGCAGGAGCTGCATTGGATAGAGATCATGTTGCAGGATACAACTGTTCATTTGTTCCAGTAGATAATCCTCGCTCATTTGATGAAACTATGTATATTCTTATGTGCGGTACAGGAGTTGGATTCTCTGTTGAGTACAAGTACGTAAACAAGCTTCCTGCCGTCCCAGATTCATTTGATAAGTCTACAACAATTATTACCGTTGAAGATTCAAAGCAAGGATGGGCTAAGGCATACCGTGAACTTCTAGCACTACTTTGGTCTGGACAGGTTCCAGCAATTGATGTTAGCAAGCTTCGTCCCGCAGGCGCAAGACTTAAGACAATGGGCGGACGTTCATCAGGACCACAACCATTGATCAATCTATTTGATTTTACAATTGCAAAGTTTAAGTCAGCAGCAGGTCGTCAGCTAAAGCCAATTGAGGCACATGACATTATGTGTAAGATCGGTGAGATTGTTGTTGTTGGTGGAGTTCGTAGATCTGCTATGATTTCCCTTTCCAACATCAATGACATTGAAATGGCTCAGGCTAAATCAGGAAACTGGTGGGAGAACAATTCACAACGTGCTCTTTCAAATAACTCTGTTGCGTATTCTCGCAAGCCAGAGATGGAACAGTTTATTGCAGAATGGAAATCACTATATGACTCAAAGTCTGGCGAACGTGGAATCTATAATGTCGCAGCAGCGCAAAAGCAAGCGGCAAAGTATGGTCGTAGAGACCCTGAAGTCCATTATGGAACGAACCCATGTTCAGAAATCATTTTACGTCCTTATCAGTTTTGTAATCTTTCAGAAGTCGTACTACGTGAAAACGATACAAAGAAAGATATCGAACGCAAGGTTCATCTTGCAACAGTTCTTGGAACATGGCAAGCAACACTAACAGATTTTAAATACCTTCGTAAAATTTGGAAAGATAATACAGAAGAAGAGCGACTACTTGGAGTTTCTTTAACTGGACAATTTGGACATAAGTTTATGTCAGGAAAAGAAGACCTAGTTTCTCTAGAAGCATTTTTGATGACTCTTAGAGAAAAGGCTAGGGAGACAAATACAGAAGAGGCAGGGAAAATTGGGATTCCTCAGTCTGCAGCTATTACATGTGTAAAGCCTTCTGGAACAGTATCTCAATTGGTCGGGGTGTCTTCAGGAATGCATGCTTGGCATTCTCCGTATTATATTCGTACAGTACGTGGTTCAAAGGGAGATCCAATCTCTACATTTTTGAAGGAAGTTGGAATTCCAGTAGAAGATGATGTAATGAAGCCAAACGATACATACGTATTCTCATTCCCAGTAAAGGCACCAGAAGGTGCAATTGTTAGAAATGATCTTACTGCTATTGAGCACCTAAACATTTGGTTGGTTTACCAACGTGCATGGTGTGAGCATAAGCCATCTATTACAGTTTCTGTAAAAGAAGATGAGTGGATGGAAGTTGGAGCTTGGGTATACAAGCATTTTGACGAAGTGTCTGGAATTTCGTTCCTGCCGCACTCAGATCACTCATATAAGCAGGCCCCTTACCAAGAAGTAGACAAGGCAGAGTATGACGCACTTGTTGCAAAGATGCCTAAAGAAATTCGCTGGGAAGATTTATCTTTCTATGAAACAGAAGACGGCACTAGCGGAACACAGACCCTTGCCTGTACATCAGACGGCAATTGTGAGATTGTAGACATTTCCGCATAAAGGGTATATAATAAAGATTGGGGTAAAACCCAAAATTCCTGGGCACAATGCCCAGAAATAGGAGGATCTAATGAAACAAGATCTAAACAATGATGGAAAGGTAACTATGCAAGAGAAAATTCTAGCAGCGTTAGCAAGCTATGGTCGCCACTTTTTGGGTGCAGCC